GAAGTTAATCAAATGAACAAAATCGAGTTTCATTTGTTATTTATAGAACAACAACGGAAAGTCCGAACCGTTTAGAGGACAAAAAGAAAAAAAAGTGAATTATGAAAGCAATGATTAAGAACGTGAGATTGAGTTATGTTAGAGTGTTTGAAGCTGCACAAGTAAACGGAACTGGAGATGCGAACTATAGTGTTTGTCTACTTATCCCAAAGGATAGCCCGGAAGCGTTGAAGCTAATGCAAGAAATTGACGCGGTAGCACAGGAAATGAAATCAAAGTACCCGAAACTAAAAGGACAGCTCCCGAAAATGTGGTCTAACCCGTTGAGAGATGGAGACGCCGAAAAAGACGGTGCAGAATACCAGGGAATGTACTTCATTAATGCTAAGCGTAAAGAGAAACAAGGTGCACCGCTCATTATCAACGGAGCAAAGCAGTACATCACCGACAAAGAAGAAATGTACAGCGGCTGTTATGGCAACGTATCTGTATCACTTTACCCCTATGAGTTCACAGGAAAATACGGTGTAGGCGTAGGACTTAACGCAATTCAAAAGACAAAAGACGGTGAACGTTTGGACGGTGGTGCATCTATTGACGACTTCGATTTCGAGGAGGAAGAGGATTTAAGCATTTTTGGATAACTAACAAGAAATAAAGAGAACAAGTAATAACCGGGGGGGTATAAGAGCCCCCCAACAAAGTAAAAAAATGGGAAAATCCGATAGTTACATAAACGAACAAGGTATTAGAATTTCAAAGGCAACGGGCAAACCCGTAGCAAAGTACACAAAGCGCAATAAACAATATTGGGCGAAACGTATGGGTGAAGCCCCAAAGGCAGAAGCCGCACAAACCGTTGAGATAGTAGTAGACCCGTTAATAGCGGAACTCCAAAGCCTGTACAGCGAAGAAGAAATACAAGGTATTATCGGGCTTAAAAAGGATAGCGCCCCCGTCGAGTTGGTAGAAATACCTAATAAGAAAAAATGCGAACTCGATGAGGGAAACACTGGGTTTTTGATTGCCTCCGATTGGCATGCGGACGAAGTTGTGAAACCGTCCACCGTATTAGGCAAAAACGAATACAACAAGGATATTGCCGAACAACGTATCAAGAATTTCTTTGCAAACGCCATCTACATGATTAAGAAGAAGCCCGTAGATAACCTGGTAGTAGGTCTTATCGGCGATATGATAGGCGGCTACATTCACGATGAATTAGCACAAACAAACAGTATGTCACCTATGCAGGGCATTAGCTTCGTTAAATCGCTTGTTATTTCGGGGTTGAAAAAGATACATGACGAGTTGCCCGACTTGCAGCAAATCACGGTAGTAGGTATCTGTGGTAATCACACCCGAACAACCCGCAAAATGCAGTTCTCGAATGGCTTCGCCATGAACCATGAATTTTTCATGTACAAGGATATTGAACAAACGCTCACTCTTATGGGGCTATCAAAGTTTAAATTCATTATTCCGGAAAGTGAATTTGCATATCTAAGCATTTACGATAAAAAGGTTCTTATGTGTCACGGACACCAGTTTAGAAGCGCTGGCGGTATCGGCGGTATTTACCCGTCCATGTTCAAATGGTATGCCAAAATGAACCAAACTATCCAAATAGATAAGGCGTTCATAGGTCACTATCACCAAATGATTTACACTAAAGAGGTTTGCGTAAACGGCTCGTTAAAGGGTTATGATGCCTTTGCAATGGGGCACGGGTTGGCGTACGAAGTACCGCAACAAACGTATGTAATCCTCAATGAAAAGCGAGGTTTTATTTTCTACTCACCCATTTTTGCAGATTAATTTTAACCCCTCTATTTGTTAATAAAATACAAATAGAGGGTTTTTCTTTGTTTATATCAAACCTTTACCCTATCTTTGTCGTTATAATTAGAAACCAATAAAATTATATGGGTATGAAACATTTATTTATCGACTTCGAGACGTATTCCGATATTGATATTAAGTCAAGCGGTAACTACAAGTACGCGGAAAGCGAAAACTTTGAAATACTCCTTTGCGGGTATATGTGGGATACCGATACGGAGGTGTCGATTATTGACTTAACAAAAGAGGGCGGGCGCGATGAGTTTATGAACTTCTTTACCGAGGTGGCTAACGACCAGGACACCGTAATAGTTGCCCACAATGCCACGTTTGAACGCGTGTGTTTAATGAACTACGGGATAAACATAAGTCCTATGCGCTTCTTCTGTACTGCCAACATGGCGCTCTATTGCGGTCTCCCGGCTTCACTTGACGCGGTGTCACAGATATTAAACCTTTCCGATAAGAAGTTAGGTACAGGTAAGGCGTTGATACGTTTTTTCTCCGTTCCTTGTAAGCCGACAAAATCGAACGGCATGCAGACCCGCAACCATTCAGTGGATTACCCGGATAAATGGGAAGAGTTTAAAACCTACTTGGAGTATGACGTACTATCGGAAAAGGAAATATTTACAAAATTATCGGTTTTCGAGTTCCCGGAAAGCGAGCAGCGCATTTATGCAGCCGACCAGCGTATAAACGATTACGGTATCCTGGCGGATGTTCAGTTAGCCGAAAAGGCGGCGGAACTGGACGCGAAGCACAAAGAAGAATTAGAGACCGAAGCACTGAACAAATACGGTATCACGTCTCTAAAGTCAATGCCCCAATTGAAAGACTTCATTTACGACAATACAGGCGTTGAGGTGTCCACACTGATTAAGGCGGAACTTCCGAATGTAGTTGCAAAGGTGAAAGCGTCAACCATGCCGGAAGAAAAGAAGCAAGCAGCGTTAGACGTACTTTCGATGCGCGTAGAGGTCGGCAAGACTTCCAACGCTAAATATACCGCTATACTTAATTGCGTTGGTAAGGGCAACCGAATACGCGGTCTATTCCGCTATTACGGCGCCTCTCGTACTGGTCGTTGGGCGGGTCGCCTGGTGCAGTTGCAGAACCTACCGCAAAACCATTTAGAAGACCTGGACACGCCGCGAAGATTGGTTAAAGAGGGCGCGTTCGATGCGATGGCAATGTTCTACGATAAGCCTACGCATATCATTTCGCAACTTATCCGTACGGCGTTTATCGCGCCCGAGGGTTACACCTATTCAGTCGCCGACTTTTCAGCCATTGAAGCCCGTGTAATCGCATGGGTCGCTAATGAGAAATGGCGTTTGGAATTGTTCGAGAACCCGAAAAGCGATATTTATTGCGCTTCCGCTTCTAAGATGTTCGGCGTACCAGTCCATAAGGGTGACGAGTTGAGACAGCGCGGAAAGGTTGCGGAACTCGCATTAGGATACGGAGGGGGTGTAAACGCCCTCACCACTATGGACACTAAGAAAGCGTTAAGGGATGAGGAGAAGCCCGAAATACTTGCTAAGTGGAGAGAAGCAAACCCCAATATCGTAGCCCTGTGGAAACGGTTGGAAGACGCTGCAAAGCGCTGTATAGGCACACGCCACCCTGTTACGTTCAAGATAACCGATAAAGCGGAAATTGTATTTAATTATAAATATGGTGCAATGACGGTTAAATTACCGAGTGGGCGCGAACTTTTCTACCCCGCGGCGCGTTTATCCAAAAGAACGATAACTTTACCGTCCGGGTCTTTCGATGTCCAGGATATAAGTTATAAGGGTCAAAACCAAATTACAGGGAAGTGGGAAACGCTTCACACGTACGGCGGTAAACTAACGGAGAACGTAGTACAAGCTATAAGCCGCGATTTGCTGGCACAAGCTATATTTAACGTTTTTGATATGGGTTATAACATAGTGCTGCATGTGCATGATGAGATAGCCGCCGAGATACCGAAAGACGGTAACGAGGAACAAGTTTTGAAAGATATGTGCGAAGCAATGGCAAAAGCGCCCGAATGGGCAAACGGTATTGCTTTACGTGCAGCGGGTTATATAACTGATTATTACAAAAAAGATTAAAAATGGAAATCAGAGATTTAAAGATTACAATCGCAACCGCGGCTTCTGCCGTTTCAACGTCTTGGAAGAACAAGGCGTTGACGTGGGGCGAGTTCGTAACTATGATGTCGAACGCGAGGGTTACCAATGAAACGTACCGCGAATTTATGTCGATGTCTAAAGCCGAACAAGGGCGCGTTAAAGACGTAGGCGCGTTCGTTGGCGGCGAGTTGTTGAGCAGCAGGCGTACCAAAGCGAGCATCGGCGAACGTAGCCTTATCGCCTTGGATATTGATTTCGGCGAAAAGGATTTCGCGGAACAATTCGCGGCAACTATTCAACGGGCGTTTTTCATTCACGGGACGCACAAGCACAATTTCGATAAGGGCGTGTACCGTTATCGTATCTTAATGCCGATAGACCGCCCGGTAGATAACGAGGAATACGAAGCGTTAACCCGAAAGGTTGCGGAACTCACAGGCATGGACTTATACGACCGTACAACGTTTCAGCCGGAGCGCTGCATGTTCTTCCCGTCTGTGCCATCAGACGTATCGTATTACTTCGAGGACTTTACGGACGTTTACCCGGAAGTCCTGGAGGTTGACAAGTATTTGGATATGTACGAGGATTGGAGCGATACGACCGAGTGGGCATACCATAAAGACGAGAAAGGCGAAGCGCGCAACCTGGCAAAGGAACAACAAGACCCTACACTAAAATCCGGGTCTATCGGTGACTTTTGTAGAGCGTACACCATAAGCGAGGCAATCGAAAAGTATTTGCCCGAGATTTACACGCCCACAGACAAACCCGACCGTTGGACTTATACAGGCGGCTCTACTTCGGGCGGTATGATTACCTATGACGATTTGTTCGCATACTCGCACCATAGCACAGACCCGATACAAGGCAACCACGTGTTTAACGCGTACGACCTGGTACGTATCCATTTGTTCGGCAAATTGGATAAGCGCGCAGATAGCAAGGTGTCAATTACCGAAATGAACCGTTTAGTTTATAATGACGAAAAGGTAAAAGCACTGTTAGCTAAAAAGAACGGTGAAGAAGCCGCCGAGACATTAGCCGAGTTCAACGTATTGCGGGTGGATGATACCCCGGTAGTAGACGCCGAGGATACGGGAAACGAGCCGAGACGGTTAACCGCCGATGAGGTGGGCGAACAAATTGCAGCCGTTACGGCACAGTTGGACGACGACGGAAAAGGCGGTGTAGCGAACTCGTCTAAAAACATCTCCATCATATTGCGGAAAGACCCGTTAATAGGTAAACTAGTCGCACGCGACCTGTTTAAGGATAGACGCGTAGTAAGCCGTACGCCGCATTGGAGATTGAAAGATACGTCCCTGGATTTTCAAGACGTGGATTTTGCGGGCATACGTAAACACATAGAAGATATTTACGGTGTGTCGAGTGTGCAGAAAGTAGATGACGCTATCGCCCTGGAAGCCGAGTTTAACGCATTCCACCCGATACAGGACTATCTAAACGGTTTAAGTTGGGACGGTATGCCGCGCGTTGAACGTTTGCTTATCGACTACATGGGCGCAGAAGATAGCCAATACAGTAAAGACGCTATCCGTGTAATGCTCGTGGGTGCAGTTAAGCGCGTGTTTGAAAAGGGTTGCAAGTTCGACACTATGTTAGTTATGAAGTCCGACCAGGGCGCAGGTAAATCAACTCTTATACGCATGCTTGGTAAGAAGTGGTTCAGCGATAGCCTTACATCTATGGATGGAAAGGACGCGTTCGAGCAACTCCAGGGCAATTGGTTGATTGAGGTCGCCGAGTTATCCGCGATGCGTAAATCGGAAGTAGAAAGTATTAAGAACTTCATTTCAAAAACAGAGGACAGCTTTAGACCCGCATACGGTCGTGTTACTAAAAACTTCCCCCGTCAATGCGTATTCTTCGGAACAACGAACAAGGACGACTTTTTAAAAGATGCAACGGGCAACCGCCGTTTCATCCCGGTGGAAGTGAAAGCGAACCCGCGCACACATGAACTGTTTGAACCTGCGTTTGAAAATTATGTAGACATGGTTTGGGCGGAAGCGGTTGCGATGTATCGCGCCGGGGCAACTACCTTACTATCTCGTGAGAGTGAAGCCGTAGCCGAGGAACGCAGGGCGGCGCACCTGGAGCGTAGCGGATGGCATGGTGAAGTAGATAAGTACCTAAACATGAAAGTACCCGCCGATTGGGGCACGATGTCAAGCGCAGAACGTAGCATGTACTTTGATAACTACGATGAGGAAATGACCGCGGCGGATTACCAGGTTATGAGCGAGACAAGTGTACGCGCTATAATGGCGGAAGTGTGCAAATCGAATAACGCCGACCGTAGATTAGGCAATGAGATTAAAGACCTCATGTTAGGTTTCAAAGATTGGGAGTTCCGCGGCATGGTTGGAAACGATAAAACATACGGAAAACAAGCTTCGTATGTAAGAAAATGTTAAGGAGCTAACTAAATACGGCTTTATTCATAATAGATGTTAACGGTATATACAACCTATTGGATAAAGCCGTATATTTGTAGTGTTGAAAGGAACTAAAGACCCCACCAGCGTACTAAAATGCAAAAAGCTGGTTGAAAGATTAAATTCGTAAGACGAGAAAGTAAGCAAACGTATCTCGAAAGGGTTAAATGAAAGTTCGGTAACCGATTAAATGAAGCTATAAAGCTTAAATCTTTAGAAACCTTACAACAAACAAAAAGAAAGTTAATAAGGAAATAACGGTGAACCTTTCAAAGCGCCCGTTGTTTATTAAGTATAACAACAATTTAAAAACAAAAGATTATGAAAAAGTTAGTAGTATTAGCAGTGTTAGTGTTTACATGTGTATCAATGTTTTCGCAGATTACAAGTCAAGGTAAACCCGAAGTATTAAAAAGTTTCCGCATGGGCGTATGCAAGTTGATTGATACGGACGGGGCGTTAACCATTGTCGCCAAAACAAAAGAAGCCGCCGGGCTGGAACTGACAGTCGATTTAGGAAACTACCAGGAAGCCGAAACGTTAATCGCCTCAATGATTGAGTACACACCGAAAGCCCGTGAAACGGTGAACCTTAACAACCCATCGGGCAACACGGCGTATTATCAAAAACTTAATGGCACGTGGGTTATCGTTAGCGCAGGCGGCGCGGCCTCCATTGCAGTAAGTAAGGGAGAATTAAAAAAGATGTTAACAGCGATTACCGAGTGAACCAAATCAAATTAGAAACGTTTATATAGTATCAACAATTTAAAAACAAAGAATTATGAAACTTACAAAAGTAGAATTTATCGTCAAGGGTGAGAGAGTAACCGAGTATATCAATTTAAATCATGTGTCCCGTTTTATGTGGATTGACGGTGTACCGTTCGTCGGTATGGTAGGGCAGACCTTTACGCGCCAATTAGTAGACGAATACGAAACGATTTTCATAGAAGCGTTTGAGTAATGATAGAGATATTGAAAGTTAGATACAATAACGGCGGGGGGTGGGACACCCTCCACCAATCGGTAAAGCAAATCTTTCCAACGGTGGAGAAAGCAAGGGAGTTTTATAAAAAGAAGTTAGAAACAGATAAAATAGTTTTGTGTTATGCAGAAAAGTTATAAAGTGAAAAAGGTGGAAAAGTCCGAAGCAGACAACGTGCGGGACTACAATGTAGGCGCTTCCGATTATGCGAAACATAAGATACAACCTTGGGATATATGGCTGGAGTACAAACTAAACCCGTGGGACGCTGATATAATCAAACGGGTGTTAAGGGACAAGCCAACGGACGGGCGAAAGCTCGACTACGAGAAGATAATACATATTTGTAAAGAACGTATTAGACAGTTAGAAAATGGAGAATGAGATTACAAAACTTTTGGATAAGCGTATTAAACTTATTAGGACTATACGAGGAAACCCCGACCCGTCCAAAATGTACAAGGAGCTGGAGCAATTGGATAAGCAAATCGAGAGGGTGCGAAAATATGAAAGAGATAGTGAGTGAAAAGTATTTGGAGCGTACTCTATCGGAGAAGCTAAACAAATGCGGGTACGCCTGGTGTATTAAACTACTCTCAACCTTTGTAAGAGGGTTGCCCGATAGGCTGATACTTTGTAAGGGCGGATACGTTTGCTTTGCAGAGATAAAGACAACCGGGAAGAAGCCGACCGCAATACAAAAATTTATTCACGAACGGTTGAACAAATTAGGTTTCACGGTGTTTATTGTAGACACCAAAGAGGGTATGAACGAAGTTTTAGAACATGTTAAAAACAAATCATTATGAACCCAAAGAAAGTAAAAAAAGAAATTGAGTACAAGTTAGGATTGTATTTCGGTGTTAAGAGTGGCGTTATCGGTATCAAGGACGGCACAGCGTACGGAACTATCGAAGAAGTTCAAGCGGACTTACAGCGCGATATTATCCAGGACGTGAACTACCTGGCGATTAAATACCGACAAGGGAAGCCCGAACACCAGGATTTCAAAAGCATTTGCATCTATTATCGTAACCATTTAATGAACCTATAAAATGGCTAACTATGTAACTCTAAACGTGTCTTGCCAATCGGGTATGACCGAAATAAAAATAAACGGTAAGTTGGTTAAAACGGCTGCCGAGATTGAAACAGCGATAAGGGAAGTGCAACCCGATGAGCACTCCGAATTGTTAAAACAACTGTTAATGTTAGTGAGGGCAATAGAATGTTAAAGAAAGAACAATTACATGATTACCAGGTTAAAGCCGTGGACATGATAGTAAATAATTTTAACTGCGGTTTGTTCCTCGATATGGGCTTGGGTAAGACGGTGAGCACTTTAACTGCTATCCAGGAACTTCGCGAGATAGGTTTTATTGACAAAGTATTAATCATTGCACCGAAAAAAGTTGCGCAGGTAACTTGGAAAGATGAGATTAATAATTGGGAACATCTAAAGGGTTTGCGTATCTCCGTGATAGACGGGACAGCGGCACAACGCCGGGCGGCTATGATGGCAGATGCGGACATCTACACGGTAAGCCGCGATAATGTTGTGTGGCTCGTGGTTGAACACGGAGGCGTTAAACTGCCTTATGATATGGTCGTTATTGACGAGCTTTCAAGTTTTAAGAACCCCGCCTCGAAGCGTTTTAAAGCCCTAAGACGAGTGCGGAAGTTTATCCCACGGGTTGTAGGTCTTACTGGAACGCCCGCCCCCAACGGGCTAATAGACCTATGGGCGCAGATGTTTTTGATTGATGAGGGTAAACGGTTGGGCAAAACGATTACGGGCTACCGTGATAGGTTCTTTACTGCCGGACGTAAAAACGGTGATATTGTCTACCAGTGGGATTTAAAAAGCCCGGCGGAAGAAACGGAACAAAAAATTAGCGACCTCATCAAGGATATTTGCATCTCCATGAGCGCGGAGGATTATCTAAAGATGCCGGACAAACTTATGTACTACGATAGGGTTAAACTATCCGATAAGGATTTCAAAGCCTATAAGACCTTTGAACGTGAGCAGGTATTGGAGTTCATAGAAAGCGGCGAAACTATTACAGCGGCTTCCGCTGCGGCTCTTAGCAACAAGCTACAGCAATTTGCTAACGGGGCGATGTATGACGCCGATAGAAAGGTATTGCAACTCCATGACGAAAAGATAGAGAAGCTAAAAGAACTTGTAGAAGCTGCCAACGGGCAACCCGTACTTATTGCGTACACGTTCAAGCACGACCTTGATAAGATTATGGACGCCCTAAAAGAATACAAGCCCGTCAAGCTGGAGAAGCCCGAACAAATAGCCGATTGGAACGCCGGAAAGATTAATGTTTTGGTGACACACCCGGCATCAGCGGGGCACGGTCTTAACCTGCAAAAAGGTGGGCACATAATGATATGGTACGGCTTAACGTGGGCGCTGGAACTGTATCAGCAATTCAACGCCCGACTATATCGCCAGGGACAAAAGAAGCCCGTAAGCATTCACCACATAATCGCTACCGATACAGTGGACGAGAAGATTATAAAGAGCCTGGACGGAAAGGATACTACGCAGCGTAGTTTAATGGACGCAATTAAGGAAATTGTAGAACTTTATAAAACTAAAATATGATTAGGGAATTAACGCATGGTTCGCTGTTTAGTGGGATTGAGGGCTTCGGTTTGGGCGCGGCCCTCGCAGGAATAAAAACTGAATGGAGCTGTGAGTTTGAAAAGTATCAAACAGAAGTAATTAAAAAAAATTTTGGAGATGGGCACACAGTATATGGAGATATTAGAACGCTTGAAAACCCGCCATTTGTTAACATCATCAGCGGTGGCTTCCCTTGCCAGGACATCAGCGTTGCTGGAAAAGGCACAGGCATTAAGGGCAGCAGGTCGGGACTATGGGGGGAAATGCTACGGGTTATTACAAACGTCAAACCCGATTATGTCATTATCGAAAATAGCCCTCTACTTAGAAAACGGGGATTTGAATACGTCTTACATGGACTTTCCGAAATCGGGTATGATGCACAATGGCAATGTTTACAAGGCGGCTTCCTTGGATTGCAACAACGTCGGGAAAGAATATATATCATTGCCTACCCCGGCAGTAAGTTCAGCGAAAGGAAGCCCCCGAAACCGATATTTCGGAAGCCCTACCTACCGGGGGAACTATCACGAGTATATCCGGGATGGAGAGAGCGACGGGATTTACCCGAGCCCCGAACTTTCAGAAGCGTTAATGACTTTCCCAATCTCGTGGACAGAAACAAATGTTTAGGTAACGCCGTACAGCCTTTAATGGCACAATACCTGTTTGAGTGTATAAAAGTGTTTGACGCGGAAAATGTATAAAAGAAGTTAACGAATGAACCAACGTAGCGTTTAAATCGTTATCTTTGTATTACCAATTAAAACAATAGGATTATGACAAGAGAACAAATTATCACGAAAAAAGTAGAGAAGCTGCAACAGTATGTAGGCTTAACTATCGAAGTAGAAGAAACAACCATAATAGAGGGCAGCGTAGTAAAGCCCCTGAAGGTTGTAGGTTATAACCCCTGCGCAGAAATGTTAATCGTAGATGGCGGCGCAGGCGGGGCGTAGTAACCACTTGGTGCGATACGTATTGGTATGTGAGTACAAACAGAATAATTAATGTATTATGAAAGCAGAAGAATTAGTAGGACTGCAAGTCATGGCAGTGATAGGCGGGAAAGAAGTTATCACCCGCGTAGTGGGGTTCAATGGTTTAGCCTGGGCGATTATCGCCTATGATGGCGGAATGTCAAAGGACAACCTACAACCCGGCGATACGGTCGTGTTCGACTGTACGGGGTACGCATATAGGGAAGTGGATAACCTGGTAGTAACGGATGCAGCGCGATTGTCTGCGGGAAACTACCTTGCAGACGTGCCACCCGAAACACCGTTATCGGAGTTCCTATACCCAACGTTGCCCGACCCCGATACGCCACCCGCCGAAGTGGTAGAGAACGAAACCCCATTTATAGAAATCTTATAAAACAAAAAAGTATGAAAGCAAAAGATTTAGTAGGAAAGTTAGTAACATCGAACTATTTAGAGAGCCGTAGAATTTTCCCCCGGCGCAACGTTCAAGGTAGTAGGATATGAATGCGATTTGAATTGGGTAATAATAGACGCGGATTTATGGGGCTGGCAAGGTTTGGATATGTACGACTGTGTAACCGAGAAGTGCAAAACCTATTGGTATCTCCGACTATGTGAAATAACAAAAGTGTTATAACAAGTTAATAAGGCAATCGCGGTGAACCTTTCCAAAGCTCCCGCGTTTATATAGTATAACAATTAAAAACAATGTGATTATGAAAGCAGAAGAATTAATAGGAAAATGGATTGTATCGGAGGTATTAACGGATGAGATAAACGCACCTGCGGGTACAGCGTTCAAGGTAGTAGGGTATTATTTCCCGAATACGAATTTGGTAATAGTAGACGCCGAACGCTGGGGCTGGAAAGGATTAATGCCGGGCGATGTCACAATCAAGGAGTGCGAAACCTATAAGTACGTCCGCCTGGACGATATTACAGAAGTGTTATAACAATTAAAAACAGTGTGATTATGAAAGCAAAAGAATTAGTAGGAAAAGGGATTGTATCAAAGGTTTTAACAGACGAATTAAACGCACCTGCGGGTACAGTGTTCAAGGTAGTAGGGTATGTCCCGGATACAGATTGGGCAATAGTAGACGCCGAGCAAAGGGGATTGAAAGAATTAATACCGGGTGACGTCGTAGTAGAGGAATGCGAAACCTATATGTACGCCCACATGGACTATATTGCAACGGTATTATAACAATTAAAAACAAAGTGATTATGAAAGCAGAAGAATTTGTAGGGAAGTGGGTTACGGGTTGGGCAATGTTCGACAGGGAAGCGGGCGAAGCCCCCGCGCTGGTAGTAGGTTATAATCTACACGGGCATGCAGGCCCCCGGTTAATCGTTGAGAACTTGCAAGGGTGGGGCTGGACAAGATTAGGCGGTAGCGATGTTTGCTATACCGAGTGTGACGCGTACGCATACGCAATACCGAGCCAGTGTACTATCGTAGAAACGCCCGCAGGTGAGTTCGATTACGACACACAAGGCAACCTTTTAACCACCCCCGTAGAACTGCCGGGTAAAACAATTATGAGCGAAATAATAGAACTCGAAGCCAGCGGCTGCCGTGTTAACCCTGTGGATAATGGGTCTATGATAAGCACGCCGAGCGGTGCACACTATTGGGCTGATACGATAACAAAGGTAAAGCCATGAAAGAAGTAATAAGCAAAGCACGCCAATTAGCAGGCGTGCGTATTCGGAAAGCCCTGTACGGGCAAATAACATTGTCGGGTAGGGTTGTAGGGTACGAGGGTGACTGCCTGGTTATCGCGTACACAACTCCAGCGGTTCGGGCGTCATTCCACGCCGAGCGAACCCCGACAAACCCAACACTATTATGTGAAGTCCCCGCAGGTCACTCGCTCCTACTCACCGAGCCATCGGGCATTAATATCTTCGAGGTGGACAAGGAAGCCGAGCGCATGCGTAGCTGGTTTAGAAACTACATGGCGAGGGTCGCATACTTCGCCCCGTACGGTGTCCAGCAGAAAGGTATCATCGTAGGTTACTTCGGAAGCATGGCGGTTATCCGTACAATGTACACGAGGGCTTCTAAGGCATTATCGCCCGTCTCCGTTGGGGATTACAACGCGGGCGCAATGAAAGACGTACAGCCGCCGAGCAAAGCATATAGGGACTACCTTGTAAGGGTGGATAACCTACGGATTACGAAATTAACGGGAATTGAAAACATTTAAAAGAAATGATAGTTATGTGGATTATTATAGTATTAGTTATATTGGGAGCGTCGGTGTTTGCTGGCACTACGGCTGTACTCCTTAGTTCCGTTATCGCGGACACGTGCAGCGTGGAGAACAAGAAACGCTTTGTACTTATCAGCTTTATCGGTGGCGTCATCGCCGCAGTTGGATTTGTTCTTGCGGCGTACATACTCGCCGGGGTTGATTATCTTTTAAGTTGTGTAGTATGAAAGCAGAAGAGCGGACGATTAGTTTTAAAGTGATTGGGGCAGCCCTCAACATTCACGACTTCATTATATGGGAGTTCGTACGTAGGTATGGATACGACAAGGGTATAACGAAAGACAGGAAAGGACGCGGGGTCGTCCAGTGGCAGAAAGCAAACCTTTGGATAGACAAGCTGGCACAGTACCTAAAGTTCCAGGAGTACAGTTATAAGCAGGAAATCAACAAAGGGCAGTACACCTACATAAGTCGCGAACGTTTCCAACGTGAAAAGGAAAGCGAACAAGACGTGAGACGTGAGTACGGCGTGAACGACAAAGGGCAGGTGATAAGGGCGACTATCTTCGCCGATGGCACTAAACAGATGTGGCATTGGGGCACGTTGGAATATGCGTGGCAATTGACAAAATGATAGTTGCGTAAAGCCGTGAGCTATCAAAATGATAGTAGTGCTTACGAAATACTTAGCGCATTATTTATGATAGCTATAGGGGCTATATGGTGACAAAGTGTCAAAGCGTATGAAGTCGGAAAGGCTTTGTACGCTTTTTTTTATGCACCCCGCGCTACAGGCCTCCACGGGCTGTATATGAAGTAGAGTTTTTATACCCTAACTCGTTGACTGATTGTGGAATATACTCGTTTGAAACCCGCCAAAATAGCCGGGTTTCCGGTAAGGGTTTTTACGTACCTTATAGAGTTCTTTCCACTGAAATACAGCTCTTTAGGGGGTTTCTACACTACTTCATATATATAGTTTTATATAAAACATAGGAATGAATTTCTTATCTTATTTATAGAGAAATAATAGTTAATATATGTAAAATCGAATACAACAAAGATTTAGAAAATAAAGTTATAGGAACTATACCTATGAAGTACAATAAAGTACCCCTAAAGTATTGATTTGTTGTGGAATATACTTTTGCCCTTTTTTTGCACTTTTTCTAAATGTTTACACGAAATCTTTTAGATTTGTAATTGTCATGAAAAATTTGTTAACCTGCCGTTAAAAAGTGTTTCACTGATTTTAGGGAGATTTGAAAATGACGAAAAATGCGTGTAAAGAAATTTTGTAAGAAACTTGTGTGGTAATGGGCGGAACTCTGTTAAACTTCGGTTTGTCCGAACGGGTGAGTACCTTTGCACCTCACACGTTTGGGAGCGGATAAGACCGCGCACCCACACACGTACATTACATATAAACTATGGCAGGAAAGAAAAAGACGGCGTCGACCGATACAACCGAAAAGATTACAAAGGGCATGGCGAAAGGAACGCCGCCGCCCATTCCCGAAAACGTAGGCAGGTGCAAAGAACTGTATGAGGTTCTAAACGTACGGGGCATAAAAGGCGTTCAGTTAAGAACCGCACAAGAGTGCTTAGATTACGTTAGCGAGTATTTGCATTGGTGCAGGGCGAACCCTCTAACGAAATACGAAATGATTAAGGGCGGGCAGTCGGCAGGCGAGTTAATCGCGCTCCCAATGAAACGTTCTCCGAGTGTCGGGGCGTTCTGCCTTTTCATCGGGTGGAGCATTAAGGAGTTCAACAAGAACCGTGAAAAGCTTGAAAAGGCTATCGCCGAAAGCGATGAAGCCATCGAACTATATTACGGGTACTCCTTAATCAAGGAACTGATTGAAACCGATATGGACGAGGGCGCGTTAGCCGGATTGGTGGACGCTAACTACATGGCGAAGCTTCGAGGGCTACGAGACCTTAAGGACGTTACAAGCAACGGCAAGGAAGCAGGCACAAAGGCAATGCAGGTTAACGTGCTATCGGCCGAAGCCGTGGACAACATTAAAAAACTCGGCGGTATATAATGTACCGCCACTTAACAACTTTACTAATACGGCAAAGACTTATTCGGTGGTAGTAACCGCGCAGGCTGCAAACGTAGCCTTTCAAATTGAGGTGTCAAAGGTTGGCACTATCGTACTCGAACGTTCAATCAACGGCACCACATGGGTCGTAGATAGAAGTATCGAAGACATGTTCGTATATAGCAATGTAGCGGAGTTCAACGTTGCGGGCTGCGTGGTAGGACAGCAGTTACGTGTATCGTATGAAAACTGTGTAGAGGTGTCCTTTGAAACGTTGCAGTAAATGAGAGGGATAGAATTAAAGCACATCGGCGTACGCTCCTTTATGCTAAAGGGGCTTACTGCCCGGTGGGGCATTGACGGCGATAGACCGCCGATGCCACCCGCGTACGGCATGTTTGCACATAAGCCCGCGGGTTTCATGCTGGAACGTACAGAGAACTCCGTGCAGTATGCATACTCGTTCAACGCAAAGACGCCGATAACGTTTGAACCTGGAGAGTTCACATACCAATCAAGCGCGAGCTACAACGGCACACCGATAACAAAGGGTGCGGCGCCGGACGCCGATACACTGATATTGGGGCGTCTATCTGCTGGTTCGGGAACTCGATTTGACGGAAGCTACAAAAGTTTTGTGCTATTCAACCGCACGCTAACTACCGAGGAACTCGCGTACGTTGAGCGGTGGATGGCTTAAACTCTATTAAACTATAAGGCCACAGAGGTTTTAACTACCTTTGTGGCATTATTAATATATGGACTTATGAACGTTACACATACATTTGAAAAACTATTAGCCGCATTCGTTAACCCGCGTTATCGTGGTGTGGCAAGCAAGGGAGGCACTCGTAGCGGTAAAACGTGGGCAACCTTACAAATGCTCTACCTATTGGCGAAGTCGGCAGAAAAGCCCTTGTTTATATCGTGTGTCGCCGCTACGCTTCCAATGGTGAAGCGTGGTATGCTGCGTGACTTTAAACTAATGTTAGCGAGTGAGGGCGTTTGGGACGAGAACGCCTTTAACAAAACCGAAATGACGTATGAACTGCCTAACGGTTCGGTTATTGAGTTCTTCGGTTGCGATAATGCAAGTAAGGTACACGGCGCTGCACGTGATGTGCTGTTTGTCAATGAGGCACAGGGCATCGCCCGTGAGATATTCCGACAACTCGACATACGTACACGTAAAAAGGTTATCATCGACTTTAACCCGGTGCGTAAATTTTGGGGCGAAACCGAGTTCGTAGGCGAGCGGTACATAACAATCCATTCAACCTACAAGGATAACCCGTACCTAACCAAAGAGCAGGTAGGCGCAATCGAGAAGAACAAGAACGACGCCAATTGGTGGCGCGTGTACGGCGAGGGCTTGACGGGTGGCGTAGAGGGCAACGTATATCCCGAATACGAGGTTATCGAGGACATGCCCGAAACCTATACAGGTCGTTGCCTGGGGCTTGACTTCGGGTTCGTAAATGACCCTACGGCGATTGTTGACGTGCGTTTCGAGGGCTGGGACTTATACGTAGACCTACTTTGCTATGAAACTGGGTTGCTTAACAGCCATATCGCCGATTACCTAACAGGGCAGGGGCTTAACCGCGTAGTCACCGTGTGCGATAGTGCGGAACAAAAATCTATTATGGAACTCCAGCAAAGACGCATTAAGGCGATGCCGTGCGTTAAGGGCAAAGGCTCTCTATCGGGCGGTATTGCACAGGTGAAGCAGTTCAAGTTGCACGTAACGAAACGTTCCGTTAAGCTACTTGACGAGTTGGATAACTATAAATGGATAAAAGACGAGGGCACGGACACGTACACCAACGTACCGACCGACCAATTCAACCACGCGTTAGACGCTTTGAGATATGGAGTAGACTTTTTAATTAGAAAATATAGACCAAAAGGATGATGAAGAACCCGATAGTTAAAATAATAGAAAAGGGCGTGCGGCTTATGAACCGCGCCGCCTTACTTGCAGTAGCCAACTTCCCCGCATCCGCCACCGTGCGAATGACCCGTGACGAGAAACTACTACTTGACGACCTTTGCAAATACATCGAGCCGTCAAACCTCGCAACCCGTAACGGCAAAGTGGTGTACAGGTTAGCGCCCTTAGAGGAAATAACCCTTTGGGCTGTGTTGGAGACACGCCGCGCCGAGGGTTCGTTAGAACGTATCAAGGCGTGGACGGGTGATAACTACGAAGCCCACAGTATCGCCGAGGTTGTGAAGCTGGACAAGTTCATACGCGAAGCGCTTAAAGACGCGGACGGGTTGGAACGCATGCTCTTTGCGAGCGTACCGAACACCGAAAGCGCACTAACCGGGGCGGCGGAAGTCAAAGAAGCGAAGAACCTGTTAGGCATAGTGCAGACCGCTGCCGACCTGTTCAAGTGTTCGTTCGAGCAGGCGAAGCAACTGAACTACACGGACACTATTATAGCCATGAGCAAGAAACATGACGAGGTAGAAAAGGAAAAGAAAGAACTTAAAAAACAACAAAGAAGATGATAGACTTTGAAAGCATTCTAAACACAGCCGAAGCGCGTGCAACTGTATTAGGTTGCCCGCTCGTGTTCGGTGATACCGCAGTACAGAACGTAGCGGCTAACTCGATAGGCGCAGACTTCTTCACGCTGGACGTGACCGACAGTTCGTTCGTAGATATGTCGAACGTTAACACGCCCACCTACACCATTGCGGTGCGCTGTATGGGCACATCGGCATACATGAGGGACGACGCCACGGAAATAGCAACACTCATCCGCACGGACAAGCTATTGAGGCAATTCCTATCGGCGTACGTGTGCGGCTTCGAGGTGTCGGGCTTGTCTATCCGAAAGGTACAGAACGAATACGACACAATCAAATCGGGGTGGGAGGCTACGTTAGACATAACTCTATAGGGTTTAGATAGCCCATTTTATTTAACTACTTTTGTGGCGTGTTCCTCTAATGGTGCACGCCATTTTTTATGTTAATAATCAAAAACAACCTTATTCCCTTTGGCACTTATACAGCCATAAACGTTTGTGGCGTGCTCTTCGTAAAGAGAGGCACGGAAGTTACACCGCGTCTACTCCAACACGAGAAGATACACACAAAGCAAATGCTTGAAATGATGATTGTAGGTTTCTACCTGGTGTACGTGATTGAGTTCATATACCGATACATTAAACAGAAGCCGGACGGGCGTTCACGCTGGAGGCAAGCGTGCCGGGCCATCAGTTTTGAGCGTGAAGCGTACTTCAATGAGAGCCGACCTAACTATTTTGCTCTTCGCGAGCCTTACCAATGGGCAATATATTGGTGATATGGACAAGAAGATAGTAGACCAGGTTAGGCAGATACGTAACAAGGTAGTGAAGAACTACTACGCTATGCGCTTGAACGCTTCGGGGCGGTTCGACCGTGAAACCATTGTAACCGATTACGGGTCGGGTGTGAAGATAGAAGCGCCCGCCTACGTGTTTCAGATGGAACAGGGCAGAAGCGCGGGTACTATGCCGCCTATCAAAGCTATTAAGCAGTGGATTAAAGACAAGAACGCCAACGCAGGCACGGACATACCGGAAGAAGCAGCGTACGCGATTGCATACGTAATCAAGCGGGACGGTATCCGAGTTCCTAACCGTAATAACGCGGGCGGCGTTGTTAGTTCATTGCTTAACGATGCAGAGGTTAAGCGCATGACCGCAGAAGTCAACGAGATAATTAAAGCAGAGATTTTGAAAATATTAACAAAGTGATACAATGAGATACAATTTTATGAGTACGGGCATAGGCGTAGATTCGAACATCTCCGAGATGCGCGAAGTGCTACCTATCGGGCCGGGCATAAAACAGAACATGATAATTTCCGATATTAGGTCGGTTAAGCATATAAACGTTACGGCGGTTGTCGCTTTGCTTGACGGGACGTCTGTCCCGTCCGTACAGCGGGCAAAGATTAAGAACGTGTACGAAAATATGGTTATAGACCTTTCTGCATTTGCACCATTGTTCGGCGATGACGTGTGTACTGCGGAGCTGTTAAGTGGCAACGGGGACGGGCAAAGCCGCCAATATTTCCTCTTTATGCAACCCGACGTTGGCAGTTTGGGTACTATCCCGGTCTACCCGTTGGGTAGTGTGCGTATTGGGTCTAACGGCGGGGAAAGCGCATTTTCCGATTACAACTACGCGCAACAGGGTGAATTACCGGACGCGTGGGACGCGAACGCTGGGGCTAACCTACCCGCGAGTGAAGCCGTAAAAGATAACTTTATCGGCATTGACGGACTATTAGGTGCAACGCGTGTACGCCGTATCTCCCCGAACCCGGACGGCTATATTTGCGATTTACGCCCGTCCATTGACTACCCATGGACTAAGCACAACATGCACGTTAGTATGATGTTTATGAATGACGGGACACGGGACGTTAGGGTACAAATCGCACCCGACAACGCGGACGGGTCGTTTTCCTACTGGGACGTGAAACCCGGCGAGACCCGCATATTATCCGCACACTTCGACCATACAGGAAGCCGCCCGCGCTTTGTGGTATTCGGGCGGCAAGGGCTTTCCGTAGCGTTCCGCGCTTCCCGTATCATGGTTACCCGCGGGAACTGTTACCGACCGTACACACGTTCATACCAGGAACAGGCGGCTCGCCCGGCGGGTATGAGCGCCTATATAGGTTATCTCACCGACTACAAGGACGGCTATTTTAACCGTCTCGAAGACGTGGGCGACGACGGTAAAGCGGCTGGCGTTATGCAAGCAGTGCAGATGAGTGCACAAGGTTTCCCGTTTGCTAACAGACTGTTTTTCCCGTATGTCTTTTTGGGTTCTGCCCCCCTCGTAGAGATGGCATATTTTAAAACGATAAACGAACACGGGGACATTCCATCTGATGGCACAAACCCGACAGTAGTTAACAGTGGATATGCGCCGGGTGTAGGTGACTTTAACGAGACGTTCACCACACGGTCTTACGTATGGTTCAGCCCGGAGGACGGGGCGTTTGTCCCGTATGGTACGGAACGATACAGAAAGAAAGAGTTCCACGATTTGCCAATCGAAAAGAAAGTCGCGTTAAAATGGTTGAACTCGCGCGGGGCATTCGATAGCATGTACTTTGCAGATTACACGCTAACACCTCGACTATCAGTAACGGGCGAACTTGAAAGCCTGGACGTAGTTGTTAAAAAGGTGATTACAGAAGATAACGAAGACGCGCTTTTTTACTTGACGCGTTCGCCGCACATTCTCGCATTAACGCCATTTGACGTTGGGCAATGGGGAAAGGCGAAATCAGAAAGTAATGGAGTGTTTGCAACTCGTGGCGGTAACGTTGGCAAAACGTTGACTTTGAAATTTAGTGTTACATTAAACAGAGCTTAGAAAATGGATATAACAATACGAATAGGTGACAAGGTAGTAGAGGGTGTGAAGCCCTCTACTGTGAAACTCACCATTAACAACGTAGACCCGTTCACGGTCGGCGAACGTACGAACGCATATTCGGCGACGGTGAAAGTGCCGAGAACTGAAACCAATGACGCTATATTCGCGTCTGAACGTTTCCCGATGTTCTACACGAAAAAGAACGTGTATATCGCGTATGTGTATTTCGGCGGGTTGGCTTCACCGTTCACCGATGGACAGTTCGTGGCACAAGTCAAGGCGGAAAAGGACGGGTACAGTATTTCGCTTGTTCAGAATACCGTAAACCCGTCGAACACGAGCCTACCCGTTACTACCAAGTCGATACGCGTAGGTTACGAGTATGACCCGGCGACAGGCACCCTTAACCAGCTAAAGAGGGTCGCCACGGTTGAAAACACATACTTCGATGCGGTGGACGGTAGCGGGCAGTTTACGCACCCGCCTATCGCCGCGGGGTATTCGCCTGATGAGGTGGAGATAGGTTTCGACCTGGAAGCACGGGACGTAGTGGATACTGAAATGGAGGGCTTATGGAGTGAATGCGCGTATATGGGGGCGAGCAATACGATTAACGGGGGCGTGTACCCTAACAGCTATTTCCGCCCTAAAAATACTTTCGTTGATAGTATTATGGGCAGATACAATCAGGCGAGTAGTCGCATATACGCAACGGTGGACGTTGGTAGCTACGTGCTGATGGATATTGACGTACCCGCCGTTATGCTCCGTGCCTATCAACTAACAACGGATGAAATGAACATATTGTTTACCCGTTCCGGCACACACCCAAGCGGCGCGATAAAATACGAGTTGAAAGTAAAACAGAACTTCACATATTACGTTCCTAACCCCGGTACAAAATTCCTGGACTTCTATTTCCACAGTACGAACCTACTGCCGCCGAGCGAGAACGATAACTACCGACCTACGAAGTTAGTACCTGTGGAAGATGCGTTGCACGTTGCTGTGTGTATTCAGAATATCGAGGTGTACGACGGACACCAGGTTATGCCTGTGGAAATGCCGTACGGGGCTATGGACTTGATAAAGGGCATGTGCCAAATGTTTGCATGGCGCTATACGTTCGACCACACAGTACCGAACTTCACGGCGAAGCAAATCATTAAGGGTCACCCTAACACCTACGAAAGCAAAGTGTATGTGGATTGGTCGGGGCGTGAGGACGCGACAACGGCGCAATACTCCGAGGTTAGCGGGCTGGGTTCTGAAATGGTTGTCAAGGTAGGCGAGTTTGAGTTCGTTGTAGGCGGAAACCGTAACAACGTTACCCGGAGAACGAACGCTTTTAGTAGCTCTCTTGCTTTCAAGAAAAAGAAATACGACGGCACACCGCGAGTATTTGAGATGATAAGCACGAACACGGGCGGTGATGGATGGGTAGAGGGTGACTACATGAGACACCCGAAAGGATATACCAAGTATTTGAATGATTACTTTCTACCGTTCCAAAACTCGTACCAAGTAACCGTAGAGGCTAACTTATCATATTTCGACATTGCGAATTTTAAAGATGATGCCTTATACAGATTTGCTAATTTGGGCGGTTCTTTCTATCTTCGCAAAATTGAAAATTGGGACGCATCTACGGGTAAATGCAAATTAACTCTTATTAGCGTTGACTTATAAAAACAATCAAGGGCGGGCAGGTGCTCGCCCTTTAACAAATCTTAGAGAATGGCAAATGAAAAAGTAACCCTATTAGACCTTTCGTTCAATACGGCGGCAGGTCTCGACGGTTTGGAAGCCCTTATTGCTAAATCTGTGGAACTCGCCAAAACAAAGGAGCAGTTGCAGAAAGCAATGAAAGAGGAAAAGAAGACGCTGGACGAAGCAACTAAGGCGTACCAAAATGGGAACATTTCACAAGCGGAATACAAAGCCGCAGTTGAGGCGAGCACCAAATCGCAAATCGCCCTAAAAACGCAAATGCTCGACAACTCGAAAGCCATATCCGATAATAACGCGGCTATCAAGTCAAGCAAAACGCTGTTAGATAGCCAGGCGGATAGCGTAGACGCTTTGAGGGCACAACTCGCAAAGAACACAAAGGAGCTAAACGCTATGAGTGCGTCACAGCGCAACAACACCGAGGAGGGGCAAGCGCTTGCAGAGCAGACAAAGGAAATATCCGATAGGCTTAAAGAGATGGAAAGCGCGGTTGGTGACAACCGTAGAAACGTAGGTAACTACACCGAAAGCGTCACAGAAGCGATACAGCAGACAACCGGGCTGGGCAAAGCCAATTCCGCGTTATCGGCTATCATATCAACCGGAACAACGACTTTAAAAACGTTCTTTACGGTTCTAAAAGCTAACCCGTTCGTAGCGATTGCTTCGCTTATCGTGGCTATCGGTTCGGCGGTCGTGGGTGTAATGAAACGTAATGACCAGCTAATGGACAGTCTTAAGGCGGCATTCGCGCCGTTTGAGGTTATTATAGGCCGTATTCTTGACGCCGTAGCAAACATGCTTAGTGTGTTGGGTAAAGCCTTAGAGGTGATTGTAGACGGTGTTACTAACTTCCTGGACATGTTAGGACTGATACCCGAGGAAACCAAAAAGGCGGCAGCCGCCGCGCGTGAACTTGCTAACCAGTCGGTACGTCTTTACAACCTGGAAAGTGATAACCTTGTTATCGTGTCGTCACTTCGTAGAGAACTCGAACGGCAGAAGATAATCGTAGGCGACTCGTTGAAGTCCGAGACTGAAAGAGTTGAAGCCGCTAAACGAGGGTTGGACATACTTAAGCAGATGGAAGAACGCGAGGTCGCCGTACTCAAAGGTAAGTATGAACAAATCAAAGCGCAAAACGATTTGGGCAACTCGACGAAAGAAGATATACGAGCCGAGCAGCAAGCGTTAGCCGATTTGCAGAACCTGGAAGCGCAATACATATCGCAGCGTAAAGAACTTGAAAACCAGCAAAGCGGATTGATTAAGGCTAACCAAGACGCAGCGAAAGCCCGTGCGATAGCTAATCAAGCAGCCATAGAACGCGCCGAGCAGGAACGTATAAGGAAGTCTATCGAGGAAACTAAAAAGGCGGAAGAAGCGAAAGCAGCTATACAGGCGGCGACTATCAAGGCACAAGAAGAAGCGTTAGCAAATCTCGATTTGCAAATGAAGCAAAGAGAAATTAACGACACTTCGTTAGAAACCAAGATAGAACACCAAAAGGAGTATAACGCGCGGTCGTTGGAACTTGAACGCTATCGCCTGGAACAGGGACTTATCACACAGCAGGAATACGCCAACAAGGAATTAGAGGGACGCATAGCAGCCGAGGAACTCGAAAAGCAACGCCAGGAAGAACGCAGGGCACTCGAAGAAGAAAGAAAGGCTAAGGATAAGTCTAATGAACTGGAAATCAGGATGTTGGACGCGCAAAATGAATGGGATATGAAACAAGCGGCGTTAGATGCCGCATACCTCCAGGAGATGGAAGCCGCGCAACGTTTGGGGGCGGACACATCTAAGGTAGTTGAAAAGTACGAGAAGTACAAACAGAAGTTAACAGCCGAACGCATCAACGCTGAACTATCAATGGCGGCGGGCGCAGCGGGGCAACTTGGTGAACTTTTGGGCAAAGAGAGTAAAGCGGGTAAAGCGTTTGCGGTTGTCCAGGCTGTTATTAATACGCATTTGGGTGCAACTAAGGCGCTGGCATCGGGTGGCTTTTTGGGCATCGCGCAGGCGGCTATCGTTATCGCTACGGGTATGAAGCAAGTCGCCACAATCACCAAACAGAAAGAGCCTGATACTAAAATCGACAGTTCCGTTAAGAAGTACGCAAAGGGCGGTATGATTACCGGGGCTTCACATGCAGCGGGCGGCGTAACGTTTACCGGAAGTAACGGGCAAGTGTTTGAAGCAGAGGGCGGCGAGAATATGTATATTCTAAAGAAGTCGGCTACGGCGGACATTGCAGCCCTTTCGGCGTTCAATGAGGCGCACGGCGGCAACTCGTTCGGTACTTCAGGTCTGTACAAGTTCGCCAACGGCGGACAAATCAACACGCTAACGGGCGGCGGGTCTAACGCGGCGCAGGCTTCGTTCTCGCGTGAGGCGTTGAACCAATTAGCGGAAGTAATTATTGCAGGGGTCGCTTCCATGCCTAACCCGATTGTAGCCGTAACAGATATTAATAACGGACAGTCGGGCGTTAGTGAGGTTCAAGTGGCATCTATTTCTTAAATCAACTCGTGCAAAGGTGGCAATACTATAAGTATTGTCTATCTTTGCACGTGTTACAACAAAAACAAACTTATGAAATTTAAAAAATTACGAATTATCGAAGCGGGTTTAACCGCAAACAGCGCACCGAAAGGGGACGGCAGTTACTTGCCGCTCTACATAACCGAAGAGGCTGTACAGAGTGTTGTAACGTTGGGCAACATGAAGCCTATACACTGCCGCCGAACGCATAACGGTGATGATATGCTGGACGGTTACATAGGTAGTTTTTCAAATTTCGTTTATGAAAACGGCGTAGCTTATGCGGATTTTGAGATGTCAACCGCTTTAGAGGTTGCATACCCGCAGGAGGCAAAGTTTATTAAAACTATGATTGAAAAGGAAACCGCTATGTTAGGCGTTTCAATCATGGGCACAAACGAACTTGTAGAGAACACAGAAAACAATCGGTTCGACGTACCACAATTCACGGAGTTATATTCTTGTGATTTGGTAGGGATGCCCGCCGCAACATCAAGTCTATTTAATACTAACCAAAAAGAAAAGAAAATGAACAAATTTTTTAGCGCATTCGCGGAAATGTTTAAACCCACAGAATCTACGAAACTTGCTACGGAAATCGTTAAAACTCGCGAGGGCGGGGAAGTCACGATTGAAGCGGCTGGTGAAGAAATGGCTATCGGAGACAAGGTTTTTGATAGTGAGGGTAACACAGTACCGGACGGTGAAGTGATTATCGTTACCGAGGATGGCGAAGCAATTCTCGTTGTTGAGGGTGGCGCGATTAAGGAAGTTAAACCCGTTGAACCCGAAGAGAAAGAAAAGGAAGTTGAGGACGTTGTAGAAGAAACAACCGCAGCAGTCCCCGAAGAGTTCAGCCAACGACTTGACGCGCTGGAAACCGCACTTGCAGCCCAAACAAAAGCGCTCAACGATATGGTAGCGAAGTTCAGCAAAGCAACGAAGCAGCCCGCAGCGGCAGCGCCGGGCATTCCTAAAAAGGGAGAAACCAAACTAAGCAAAGAAGCGGTAAACGCGGCCGCAAAAAAATACCTCTAATAAGAAACAATTCAAAAAGAAAAAATTATGGCAATGACATTTACCGACATGAACAAACTGAACCTTTCAGGTTTGAACGAAGTTATCACATTAACCGTCGGTTTGGCGGGTGAAATTTCAAAGGGTATCACCGTTATGAACGGTATCGCTAACAATACCCCCGTTGTATCGCTTACCGCTTCGGATAAGGCTCTGAAACTTTCTGCGGGCTGTGGCGAAACTACATATTATGACAAGATTGCAGACAAGGTTAAATACTATGACCACGCACCTATAGAACTGCCTTTGGAATTCTGTTTGCAAAGCCTTTGGGGCAAAATGGTAGCAAAGGGAATTAACTTGGACGACGACTTTTCAGAAACTGAACTTGCTGGTTTCATCCAAGCGGAAGTTCTGAAAGTGCTGGAGGCTGACTTGCTTCGTTTGGCATGGTTGGACGGCGATATTAAAGAGGGTCAAACTGGCTACGATATCTTCAAGCACGGCGGTATCCTCGCACAACACCAGGCAAGTAAGGAAGAACAAGGCGCTTTGACGCTTGACACCAAGGGTGTGCTTGCTGCATTGCGTGCATGTGTCGACGGACAACGCCCCGACCAGTTGGACGATTCGGAATTTTTCGTAACATCTAACGTTATGCGTTTGTATAAGAACCTCTTGCAGGACAAAACAAACGATATGGCGTTCGTTACGTTGGTTGACGGTAAACCCGAGTATTACTTCGAGGGCTACAAGATTAACGAACTTCGCCACGTGTCTAACGCAGCAAAGGTTGACGGTAAGAATGATGCGTTTATCGCGTTTACTCCTAAGGGTAATATTCAAATCGCTTTGGAAAGTTCTGCACCGTCTATCGCACCGTTCATTCAGGACGCAAAGAGCCGTAACTACTACTCTAACACAGTATTCGCGGCTGATGCAATGCTTGTTACTCCTGAATTTATGCAACTGTGGTTGCACGCTTCTGCATAACGGCAAAACTAATTATTAATCGAAAGGGTGGGTAGGGTTGTTTACCCTATCTGCCCTTTTTCATTTTACAAAAACAATATGGGAAAGACTTGTTTAAATAAAAATTCTTTGGCGGTTGCCTATGATTGTGACCTACCCGTACACGGTGTTAAGGATATTTATATCATTGACGCGGAAGACGTGAAGAGTTACACGATAAGCCAGGACGGGTTGTCCATCAAGGCGCTTGAACTCGTAGAGGGCGGCGTTAACAACAAGGTAGAGGGTTTCAAACAGAACATCACCTATACGGAGGAACTTGTAGAGGGCGACTACGCTAACTTTATCAAACCAACGGTTACATTCCGTAAGCCCGCCAACGTTGACTTCACGGGCACCTCATTCGGGCAGGCGCTTGCTAACCGTAAGTTTGTTGTATTCGTGGTGTTTAACGAAGTTGGTAAGTATTCATGTTTGGGTATTCAGAACCCGTTGGTTCTAAAAGGACTTGAACGCGATGCAAACGCGAACGGTAACTCGACTATGTACACACTTACAACCGAGGACGGGAATTTTTCGACGGCTATTCACGACGGTTCGCCATTAGCATAACGAATTTAAAGGAAAGGAAAATATATGGCATGTATTAAGAAATTAGCGAGCGCTTTAGCGTTCGATTGCGATAGCGGAACGATGGGTTTTAAAGACGCTTTGTTCATGAACCGCGAGGACATCTCGAGTTTCTCCGTAGATGGCTCAAACCAAGCTACAATAGCAATGGTGGGCGGCTCTTCGGCTTACAAGATTGACACCGTTAAACGGTCGTTGGTCGTTTCGGAAACTCTACGCGTGAATGAGAGCGCGCCGAATGGGTTCTCACATGAGGCGGTTATTAACATATTTTCTAAGGGCAACCGGGAAGTACAGAACGCTATCCGAAATGCGTCTATCGTGCTGGTGGCACGCGGAAATGACGGTCAAATACGGGTCTATGGGTTGTACTATGGTCTAAAGGCTTCTGCATCTGCGGAAAGTTCTCATGATAACGGCGGTTGGTCTCAATTCACAATGTCAACGCCGGAGGGTGTGATAGGCGAAGATAGTCTCCACATGACAGCCGCAGTCTACGAAGCATTGTACAATACGGCAGTAGGATAGTATTAACGAATTAAAACATTTGAATATGGCTTGTTTACAAAAGATAGCAAAAAGTTACGTATATGAGTGCGGAAAGGCTTCGGACGCTTTCGGCGAAATTACGGAAATGGTAGTCGTAAACCCGGACGACATTAAAAGTTTTACATCCAACGGCGCTATAGCCGTTGTGTTGCAACCGACCAAACGGGGGTACACCGTACAGGGCGCAAACGGTGCGATTGTAGCAACGTTTGCAACTAAGGGCGGCGAGACGTACCCGCTGGCGCATGATATTAGCATAGCGGCTCAAATCCCGCAAACCGCGATAGTAAGTACAGAGGGCGGCGTTGCCGATATGATTGCGTCTAACGCGGTTATCGCGTTCAAGGCGGGGCAGAACTACTACATAGTAGGGCTGGGCGCACCCTTGTCCGCTATATCAGTGGAGGCAACGAGTAACGCTTCACCGTCAAGTTTGGTAACGTGGGGCGTAGATGAGTGGCAGACGGGTACAACGTTCTACGCGTTGCCGAAAGCACAGTATGAAGCACTTAAAACCCCCGCGGAATAATGGCAAAAGCAAAAACGACTAAAGAGGCGGCTACTGAAAATGTAGCCGTTTTTGTTCCCGAACTAACGGTGTACGAAAAGATGGGACTATACGAGAAAATGACGGGGCTAAAACTTGATAAGAGTTGCCATTTTGATAAAGAGTTCGCAACTTTGTGGTATGAAAAGAAATATCTTTCAGGGGTACACACCCGTTGGATTTTCAAACCTGGTGCACGTATCACGCATTATGCGGACGGGAAGATATACAAGGGTTCTAACATAGACGACGCCACGGCGGAACGCCTTATGAAAGAAAATCCCGCTTACAAAGAATTATTCATTGATTTAAAAAAGGAAAAATAATATGATAGGGTACAAACGTATTTCGCTTCTTGTTGAAAAGGCGTTAAAGTTGTCCGCCAATACGGGCGATAAGGTTCTGAACTATGGCGAGGGAAACTTGTACCCTCAAAATTTGGCTGAACTAATCTACGCATCTAAAACGGCGAGTGCCGCAGTCGAAAAGATGGGTGAAAACATTGTTTGCGAGGGTTTCAAGAACCGGGACTTTGCAGCATTGACGAACGGCAACGGTTATAACATGGACGATGTTTTAGAGCAGACAGCAAAAGACGTTGCCCGCTTTAATGGTTGGGCGTGGATAGTCCAATACAAAGTTACTTTAGAGGGTTACAAACCCGCCGCCATTTATAACGTACCGTTTGAGTATGTGCGCGCCGAGATTAACGACAACTACCTACAAGACCCCAGCGTAAAACGTTGGATTGTCTTTAACAATTGGGATAGGCAGAACACAAAGGCTACGCAGGTAAAGAAGAACTCAACGATTTACAACACTTACAACCCTGCAACCATTGCGGACGAGATTAACGAGGTTGGCGGTATTGAGAACCACAGGGGTCAGCTTCTGTACGTGAACCTTTCGACAACCCGCCCGTATCCGCTTTCGCAGTTCCATGCAGTACGTAACGAAATGGGTGCAGAGGACAAAAACGGTAAGTACGTTAACCGAACGTTGGGTCGTGGTTTCCACATGTGTAGTATCGTTTCCCATGGAGACTTTGAAAGCGAGCAGGCACAAGACGAGTTCCGCGATACGTTATCGGAAATGATGGGTAGCGAGAACGCAGGGGCCGTGCTTACAGTGCGTGACGAGAATATGTCGGACAAACCATTTATCAAGGTAGACCAATTGGGCAGCCCTATTGATAGGGAACTGTACCGGGCATACGTTGAGCCGTTAAGGAAAGATATTTGTATCGCCGCGTATAACATACCAATGCCGTTAATTGATAGCTCGCTTATTGCGTTCTCCAATTCTTCCGGTGAAGTTATTAAGGAACTGCAAAAGGTTTACCGTAGGTCGTTATCTAAGATTAGACAGCGTATCGGACGCGAGTTATACCAAATATTTGAACTCGACCCGGCGGCAACGGAGATTAGAAACGAGCTTGACGAAGAACAACCAAAAGTTATAAGTGAATGAAAAACAACCTTTTAGGTGCGGTGGTCTATTTGGCCGCCGCTATTGCTTTAAACCCGTCCGTAGCTGTTATACTACTTGCTATCAAAGAAGATGGCGACCGAGTACACTACTACGGCGGGAAGTGGAACAAAACAGATTTAATTATCGGCGTGTCGGCGGCGTGCGTTGGCGGCGTGATTAGATATTTTTTAATTAAATACCTTACATAATGGCTTATCCAATAGAAAAATTACGAACGTTGTTTGAGATTGCCGTAGACGTGAAAGATAACGCCCTGGAGGCGGCGTTTTTTGAAGCGGATATGTTAGACCTCAAACCTCAAATCGGTATGGGTTACGAGTTATTACCTATCGAGTACAAGAACGGTACGGAGGACGCCGTGGGAGGCGAAAAAATCCTCTGTTATTACGCGTTTGCACGTTATTTGCAGACAGCAGACCAAAGCAGTACATCTACTGGTCTGAAATTACAAACTTACGGCGGGTCTGTTGTATTGCCGGACACGAGCAAATTTAAGAGGGCGGAAGCGGAACGGGCAAAAGCCGACCTCTTTTGTGAGGGCCTTGTAGCATGGTTGAGACAGGACGGTTTGTTAGCGTGCCCGAAAGTACGCAACACTCGTATCTCTCTAATCAAGTAATATTAGAACAACTCGAAACCTATTTTAGAATTTTCTTTGCTGTGACCGTTTCCACAGCGATTTCTAATGTAGTCGACTTCATTATGCTGGTCATCCTTATGAGCATTTTAAACTGGTTAGCAGGATACCGAGCGGATGCAGTCAAGGGCGAAAAGTATTCGCACAAGAAAACTATGAAAGCAGTTAAGGAAATGGCGCTCACAAGTGCTATACTTTTCTTTGTTGCTTTGACATGTACCATGTTAGAACCTACGGTGGACTACTCGATAGTTATCAAGGCACTTACAGGTATATTTGCTATTATATACGCGCGGAACATAACCCGAAATTTGCGTATCATACAGCCCTCAAATGAGTTCGTGAAGTTCTTGAATATGATTGCTAACGTCGAGTACAAGAACCTCAAAAAACGCATTAAAGAGGACGATTTAGAAATACCAAAAACAAAAGAAGATGGCGAACAGTAGTAAATTAGCTCCTTTTATTCTCCAATGGGAGGGAGGGTTTGTAAACGACCCTCTCGACTTAGGAGGGGCAACAAACAAGGGTATAACGATTAGCACGTTTACAGAGTACAAGAAGCGCAAAGGGCTGAAAGCCCCGACGGTTCAAGACCTCAAAAACATATCGGACGAGGATTGGCATGCAGTTTTTAAGGGTCTTTATTGGGATAGGTGGAAAGCCGATGACATAAAGAGCCAGGCAGTAGCAAATATCCTGGTAGATTGGGTTTGGGCTTCGGGTGTGCACGGAATTAAACGCCCTCAACGTCTTTTAGGCGTCACGGAGGACGGTATTGTAGGCGCTAAGACCATTGCCACGCTAAACGCCAAAGACCCCGTAGAACTCTTTAGAATGATTAAGGCAGACCGCGTTAAGTTCATTGACGAGATTTGCGCGAAACGCCCCGCAAACAACCGTTTTAAAAAGGGCTGGTTAAACCGTATCAATGCGATTAAGTATGAATAAATACCTATTACTAACCATTGGCGCGCTCCTTATATTAGTAATGTGGGGGTACGACAAGATACAAGACCAAAGAGCCGAGATACGGAAGCAAGGCCGTGATATATCGGCGTTGACTTCCGAGCAGGAGGGGTATATAACCAAATTGGGCGATTACGCCGTTAAGAAAAAAGCCCTGGAAGTATCCCAAAAGGAACTGAAAGAGATTAACGGCGGACTACGGGACGACCTAAAAGCGTTGAACATCCGTTTGAAAGATGCGTTATCCGCGTCGCAGGTGACAACCAAAACGGAGATACACGAAACGGTACGTACCGACACGATAGCGGGTGTGCTTCACGCAGAATTTACCGACCCGTGGAATAGAATTGTAGCCAACCTTTCGAGCGATAGTACGAGACTTTCCTATATCGGTACGGATACTATTACCGGGGTAATCTCCATAACAAAGAAACGTTTCTTGTTCTTTAGGTATGGCATTAAGTCGGTTGATTACGACATATCAAACAAGAATAAGAGCACAAAAATGACTATTGATATAGCCGTGAAGTTTAAATAAATGTGAATTTTTGTAACAATTCGTTGAGGGACAGCAAGCTGAAAGTTTAGTTTGTTGTCCCTCAATGCTTTAAGCCCTAAAGTTGTACTTCACACATTCATTTCCCTATACTTTATTTTTAAAATGTTGTTTATAATAAAAATATACCTATCCTCTCTACAGACCCTACAGAGGGGGTATGCCCTATATAAAATATTACCAACATTTTTCATTTCGAGTTCCATAGAGTTATATATATGAAGGACAATATTATAGCTTAAAGTGCTGATTTATTGAGATATAAACTTTCTGTTTCTAAACTGTTAATAAGTGGGAAGTACATTGAAGATAGCTAACCGCTTGATTTGTCGAGACTTGTACTAAATTCATAGTTAAATCGTAGTTAACCAGTGTTAAACGCTTTGCGGTCTCAAAATAACCTATTATATTTGCATCACGTTCAAAGGGAAACATTTCCCAACGTAAGAAATGAAACGGGCAGTATCCACATCGCACCGTACCAAAGTGGAAGAAATGAAAAGGAGATTTGATTATGAAAGAAAAAGATTTGGTTATGGTTGAACGGTTAGTTGACGGTAAGTTTACTATTACTTCATTCCGTTTGTTCTACGGTGACGACGGTACGACTTGTAATAATACGTTCGAGCGTATCGACTTTGACGGGCATTTTGAATATTATTCGGTTGAGGGGGATGCTTTCTATACCCTTAAAGACGTATTCAACTACATTATGACTAAAGAATGTTAAAGGCTGAACCTTTCATCCTTTGATAGCGTTTATACAGTATAACAATTTAAAAACAAAAGATTATGAAGACGAAAGAATTTATCTACAAAGGAGTTGAAAACTATTTGAAAAGTAACATGAGTGCAAACCGTTTCTCCGTAGTGGCTATTGCCGAGGACATGCCGACCTTTGAGGGCTTTATTATCCCCTACTACTTCCAAATGATTGAGGGTGTGCCGTTCCCCGGTGGACATCGAAGAACTGTACATCAATTCGGAGGGCTACGAAGAACAATACAGCGAGATTGTAACGCTGTTGGCGTCTAAACTTATGCGTTTGGGAAGTAACCAGGAATTAAACCAAAAAACATTTGAAGATATGAAAACTAATGAGATTATCGCAGCAATGCAAAAGAACTTAACCGCCCTTATGGAGCAACAAGCAAACGAAGTATCAGAACTCGAAGCGTATAAAGCCAAACAAAAGGAAAAGGCAGAGACTTTAAAGCAATCTATTTTAAGCGCTTTTGCGGCGTTTATTGATGAGGACGAAGTAACTGCACCCGAACCCGTAGAAAGTCCCGCAGAAGACGAAGAAAAGGCATTGGCGGAAGCCAAACGCATGGAAGAGGAAGCCGCCGCCGCACTAAAGCAGGCAAAGGAACTTGCCGAGAAAGAAGCCGCCGAGGCGAAACGTAAAGCGGACGTAAAGGAAGCAAAGGCACTCGCCGCAAAAGCACTCGCCGCAAAAGCACTCGCCGAGAAAGAGGAAAACGAACGGAAGCAACGCGCAGCCGTAGCAGAAGCCGCACTACAAGCAGCGAAAGACCGTAAGGCCGCCGAAGATGCAGCAAAGGCGAAAGCCGAAGCCGCCAAAGCAGCCGAAGAAGCCGCCACACAAGTAGGCGAGGAAGAAGACGAGGGCGACGGAAGTATGAGCGAAGAAGAATACAACCGCCTTGAAATCTTGTTGGATAAGTATCAGTCACCAATCGCCAAACGTGCTATCCAGGAACTGAAAGACGCCGGGCACGAGGAAACACTAAAGCCCCGTGTAAATGATAACGGTTGGTTCTGCCGAACGAAAAAGGCAAATGATATGATTGTAGACGCCGTGGATAAAATTGCCGAAGAGCAACGAAAGGCACTGTTTGCAGACGGCTCGTCTTTCATGGAACATCAAAAAGAGGTCGGCGTGCTGGCACGTGCACAGGCTTCCGCTAAAAGCTTCGCAAAACAGGCAAGGGTATTTGAACTGTGTCCTATGACTATCACCGACATACCCGAAGCAAACCAAATGGGTGTACTCGCGGACGCTGCACGCATCTGTAACGTTGAGAACCTTTTCAGTACACCGCGTTTCAAGGAGTTTTTAGCCGAGTTCGGTCTAACCTCAATGGCACAGTTGACAGGTGACAATATAGCGAAGTTCTACGAATATATGTTTGAACAATGTACTTATAACGTATTTAAAGAAAAAGAATAATGAAAGAACAAGTAATAGACCACACAAGTAGGGAACACGCCCTACTTTCACCGAGTAGTTCACATCGTTGGTTAAACTGTACACCAAGCGCACGCCTGGAAGATAAGTACGGAGAGGATAGCGGGGGTGGTGCCGCATCGGAAGAGGGCACAGTAGCCCACGAGTTAGCAGAAGCCATACTCCAGCAATACCTAAAAAAGGAATTATTTCTTTTGATTGACGAACCGAAGATACCTAAAGAGATTGCAGAAAGCAAGTATTACAGCGCGGAAATGCTTAACTATGTAATGGAATACGTTATCAAGTGCGTAGACGTTTACGAGACCTACGGAGACGCGGAAATGATTATCGAGGGTAAATTCGACCTAACAATGTACGTTAAGGAATGTTTCGGCAGTTGCGATTGCGCCGTGATAGCCGGGGACGAGGTTCACATATTAGACCTCAAATACGGAAAAGGCGTACAAGTCGAAGCCGAGGACAACCCACAGTTAAAAATGTACGCGTTAGGCGTTATACGCTCTTTGCCGCCCGCTACGCAGTCCAAAATTAAAACGGTACACATGACTATCGGCCAGGTACGATTAGGGCACATGTCTACATTTACAATGACCCATGCGGACTTAACCCACTGGGCTATACACGAGCTACGCCCTAAAGCTACTTTAGCTTTCGCAGGCGAGGGAAAGACGGTCACCGGGGAACATTGTAAGTTCTGCAAGTTCAAAGCACAATGCCGGGCGCAAAAAGAAGCCCTATTAGCCGAGTTCGACACCCACGAAGACGCGAATAAACTAACTAATGACGAGATAGGCGATATATTGAACAAGGCGGATATGTTTACCGATTGGTTAGCCGCCGTCAAGGCACACGCATTAAGTGCCATTAATCGAGGTGAAGCCGTGAAAGGGTGGAAACTTGTTGAGGGCAGAAGTATTCGCGTAATATCCGACCCGGAAAAGGCAGTAGATACGTTATCCAGCGCGTTAAGCGTTGACCCCGATATGTTCTACAACAAGAAAATAAAAGGCATAGGAGACCTGGAAAAGATTGTAGGTAAGCAGCGGTTAGCTTTATTGCTTGACGGTAATATAGTGAAGCCCGCAGGAGCGCCCACACTCGCCAAAGAGAGCGATAAACGGGCTGCAATCAGTTCAGCCCTTGACGATTTCGAGGATTTATCCTAAAGAATGTTAATGAATGAACCAACGTATTAGATAAAGCGTTATATTTGCATCAACGAATTAAAAACAAATAATTATGAGACAAGAAAGATTTAGTATAGCCGAGTTGGTAGACTTTAAAGACGGTGAACAATTCGATTTCACACTGCAAATCGGATTAGAAGAAATAGAAATGCGCTTTATCTCCGTATCGGAGTTCCTCAACGATGTTATTTATTTGCTTCTGAACTATGATACGAATAAGTACGTTACGATAATGGAAGATGAGGCAAAAGATATAATCATCGAGAATTATTAAAAGAAGTTAATCAAATGAACAAAATCGAGTTTCATTTGTTATTTATAGAACAACAACGGAAAGTCCGAACCGTTTAGAGGACAAAAAGAAAAAAAAG